TGCTGTAACTGTTGCTGTTGAAGTAGCAGTTGAACCTGAGTAGATTACGTTTGTACCACCGCGCAATGTTGTCATTGCTACTGAGTCAATAGAATCTGCAAGGTTAAATGCAATGATGTTAGCAATCGCTGGGTCTACATCAGCAAGGCTGAAGAGTTCCAACGCACGTGTTACAAGTACTGAGTTACCATACTCATTAAGAGTGATGGTTACAGATGTTGGTGTAGACAATGCTACTGCATCTGGGTCAGCATCTTCTGTAAGAGCAGTTGTTGCTACTGAAAGGTCAACGTACTTCTGTAGAACTACAGTTGAACCTGGAATTGCTTGACGTGCAGGACGCTTATCTGCGACAGAACGAATAAGTGGTTCTGAGCGGAGAGCGAACTCTAGAAGGCGGTCATACGCCTTTTGTACTAGACCTGCTGCGCCAACTGTACCTCCAAGAGTAGAGGAACCTGTTGATGTATAGGCATTAGCCATGAGTTGTCACCTCCAAGTGACTAGGAGCGGAAAATTATTGAGAGCGAAGGAATGCAATTAGTTCTTCTTGAGAGTTAAACTCTCCGCCCAAACGTGATTCCAAATCCTCTGCTCTTGATGGAGTCCCCGCATTTTGTGTGATGATGTCTTGCTGACGTAATGTCGCACGGTCTACATCAGTAATGCTTTGTTCCTGTGCATCACGGGTATATCCGAACAAATCTCCGTTATCATCGAGCCAGTTCATAACTGTCTCCTCGTTAACTTCTTCTAAGTCCTTTAGGATAATTCGTGCTGCTTTAGGATTGACTCCCTTTTGTTCTAAGACTTCTTTGACGGTTCGCTCACGCTGCACCTTGGATAAACCCTCAAGTTGCTCAGTAAGTTCCTTGATACGCTTCTCATCTGCACGCTTGGCTTTACGTAACTTTTTTACTAAGTCATCGCCACCAAGTTGCTGGTCGGTATCTAGTTCGTCGTCTTCGTCATCCCAGTAATTGTTGCTCATAGCAACCACCCTTCTATTCGTTGTTAGTCGCAGACCACAGTTCAGTTCGGGGAAACTGGCTGGCTTCTGCTGTCGGTCTTATACACTGCACGGGGCCGATAGGTCCGTGTCAGGAAGTTAGAATGTGTTTCTTGCTGCTGACTTAAGAGATACTTTGCTAGTTCCTGCTGAGCCACTAAGGCGAGCAATTTCTCTCTTGCTAATATCTTCAAGTTCTTTTTTAGCCGTTGCAGATTGACGTAGATAAACATCTTCTGCTTGTTCTTGTGTGTACATTCTTTCTTCATAAGAACGTAATGTAGCCGCACGTGGAAGAACACTAGCAATTTGCGCTGCACCAAGTTGTGCTTGCTCTCTACTAATACCAAGAGCAGCATACTCTTCCATTGATGCTGAGTTAATCTTTAATCCTTGCTGCAAGAATGCTCCACCAATTGAAGCAGCCTGAGCCTTGGTCTCTAGTTTAGGTAGAGTTTCTTGTGGGTTTAAGAAGTAAGCAACAATGTCATTGTCGCCAATCATTGGATACAGTTGTTTAATTGCTTTAAGCGTATTGTTATCTGACTTGGAAAGACCAGTAGCAATATCCATACGGCGCTTTAATTCTGTAGGTGCAATGGTTGCACCAATATACTTAGCAAATGTAGCCTGTTGCTGTTCACGGGTAGAACCCATAAGAGACTTCTGACCATAGGCTGTAAAGATTTCAGCCATTGTATTTTCAAGGTCTAAATAAGTACCTTCATCATAAACATTAAGTCCTGCTGTTCTACGTGCTTCATTACCAGCAAAGCGAGCCTTATACTCTGGTCGTTCACGAAGAATCATTGTTGCTTGAGCAGATGGTGTTCCATTAATAATCATATCTTTAACAGCATCTGCAAGAGAACCTAAACCATACTTATCAAACTCAGCCTTTAATACCGCCCAAGCAGACAGACGTTCAGATTTAATTGCTGCTGCTTCAGAGGCTGCTGCTAAATCTGCAGCATACTTAGTTGCTGCACCACTATCGTTTCCGCTACCATTACCATTATTGTTGTTATTACCATTGCCGTTATTATTACTATTGTTATTATTACCAGCATTATTAGTAGCAGTACTTTTTGTTACATATTTATACTTACGCCAAACACCAC